TAAAGAACAAAGTTGCGGAGAAATTTACTTCGATAAAAACCGCAATTACTGAAAAATTTGCAGAAATAAAAACTTTGGTAAGCACAGCACTTGCTCCGGTTAAAAATGTAATTTCCGAGATTGTAAATGACATCAAAGCAACTGTCAGAAAAGTTATTGACGGCATTAAAAATCAAGTATCCGATACCGTCTTAAATATACAAACGGTAATATCGAATATTATAGGCGGAATAAAGCAGAATTTTCAAATGTTCTTTGATAACATAAAGTCTGTTTTTGAAAATATAAAAACGGCGGTGGCAGGAATATTTGAAGGCATTAAAACAACAATATCCGGTGTGTTCCAAGTGATAGTCGGTATATTTACATTGAACACAGAAACTATAAAAAACGGTGTGCAGAATGTGATAAGCGGAATTACATTAATAATTGACGGTGCGAAGAATGTTATAATAAATATTTGGAATATGATAACATTATCCGCAGGACTTGCTTTTGACAATATAAAGACGGTTGTAACGAATGTTACAGAAGGAATTAAAACAGTAATAGACAGTATAAGAACAACATTTCAGAATGTGTTTAATTCAGTCAAAAACACGGTGTCAGGCGTCTTTAATTCAATAAAGAGTATAATAAGCAATGTATGGAACGGGATAAAAGGTATTATTAAAACTCCACATATTGTGCAGACGGGAACTATCAGTATTGCCGGTATCAATACACCGATACCGAAATTAGGCATACAATGGTACGCAAAAGGCGGTATTATGACACGTCCTACAATGTTCGGTATGAACGGTGGTTTCCCTATGGTCGGAGGTGAATCCGGAGCAGAGGCAATTCTTCCGCTCGACAGATTTTGGAACACACTGCAGAACTATATGAAACCGGTGTCTGCAAATGAGAAACCAAGCATAATAAACCAGATAAATGTTACTGTGTATTCAAACGGTGAAGATGATGATACTTTGGCAAATAAGGTGGCAAAAAGAATTGTTGAAGTGTTGGAGAATATGTGATTTTTGTGGCTGTCAACTCCTGACGGCTTTTTTCTTTGCAGTTTTTTAGGTCGGAGGTGCGAATTTGGATATATATTTGAGCGTAAATAACAGAGCGGATATATTGAAAATTCCTGTTTTGCCGTCACAGTTTACAATAAGCAAACCACAGTCAACCGAAACATTTGAAACGGTATCGCACGGCGAACTTATGCTGATAGGAAGTCCGAAATTAAAAAGTATTTCTATTTCAAGCTTTTTCCCGATAAGAGATTATCCGTATCTGCGTGATAAGTCAATGAAGGGGTGGGAATATGTATATAAAATTGATACATGGATAGACCTGAAACTTCCTATACGCCTCATTATTACAGAAACACCGATAAATATGGCTGTTGCGGTCAAGGACTTTAAATACACAATAAAGACAGACGGTGACCTTTGGTACACACTTGATTTAGAGGAGTTTAATCTTCTGAATTATGAGGACCAAAACAATGCGGAGGATGAAATTGATATGGAAGAACTTAATAAACTCAAAGAACAAGTTGCATACCTTGTAGGACTTGTTGAAACCCTTGCAAATCCAATGATATATAACTATATTGATGAAAACATGCCGGAATGGGCACGAAAGAGTGTTCAAAAGGCTGTTGACAAGGGTGTACTCAGCGGGACGGACGAAGGATGGAATTTAAAATATGATGATTTGCGTGTAATTGTGTGGTTGGATAGATTGGGGCTGCTTGAATAATGTCATCGGGATTTGATGTTGCGGAACGTGCAAGAAAAGAAATGCAGGAAATAGGGGGCAAGTGCGGAAATAACAATAAATACACTCATTGGTATTCCGACAATGTTGAGAATATAGGATATAACTTTTGGTGGTGTGCGGCGTTTGTAAGCTATGTTGTAAGACAGTGCGGTGTTCCGACAAGTATAGTTCCTAATTACTCATACTGCCCTAACTGTATTGATTGGGCACGAAAAAACGGCAGACTTCATTCAAAACATCAAGTTACAAACGGTACATATACACCTCATGCAGGAGATATATTTCTGCGTGAGGGACATACCGGAATAATTGTTTCTGTAAGCGGTAACAGTTTTACTACTGTTGAAGGCAATACAGGAGGGACAAGCAACTGCAGAACTGTGGGGAGTCATACATGGAGCTTTGCAGGCGGTAATTATGATTATGTGTTTAATCCGGAATACTCTGATAAGTCGAACGGAACATCATCTTCCGGAAGTATGGAAAGCTATATGTATTCGGAAAATTCATACGGCGGAGAAAAAGAACCTACGGCTGTATGGAATAACAGAGTTAAGGAAAACATTCATCCTGCAATGCAGAACCTTACTCCTATTACGCCGACTGATGAACTGAGAATGTATGCAAATGATACCGATATAACCGAAATGATAGGAAATCTATCGTGGAAAAACAGTATATATGAACTTGCAACTACAATGTCTTTTGATATAGCGAAAACTGATGCAGCATATCTGAAAGATTTGATGTACACACCGCAAGTCGGCGATATTATCCGAATGGTAACAAATGCAGAGATTTTTCGGGGAGTAATAACTAAGGCAGATGACGGTGACAAGAACAGTAATAAGTATACTATTGCTGACCTTGGATGGTATCTTAATAAAACAAGTCAGACATATCAGTTTAAAAATATTTCGGCAGCAAATGCAATCAAAGAAATCTGTAATGATTTGTCTGTATCTATTGTAATGCTGCCGGAATTGACTGCAAATATAAAGCAGATATATTTTGATAAAACCGTATCGGATATACTCAAAGATATTCTTGAAAAATGCGGCGGGAATTATAATTTTGATTTTGTGCCGGAAGGATTGAGAATATACAAAATCGGAGATTTGACTGCTTATCCCGAATTTCAGGTGGCGAGTAATGTAAGACAGGGATATTCGATTGATTATAGAGACAATGTAAGCCATAGCACGTCTATTGAGGAGATGTACAACTCTATTAAAATAACCTCTGAAAAGGATAATGTGTATAAGGAATTGATGGTTTTGCAGAACCGTGACCTTATTGATAAATATGGCTTTTTGCAGAAAATAGTTAAGATAGATACCGAAAAAGAAAATGCCGATACAGTTGCAAAACGCGAACTTAACGAAAATGCAAAGGTGAATGAAACTTTTTCGTTTGAAATAGTAGAGAAATATGACAGCTATACCAGAGCCGGAGAAGTTATATCGGTAGACGGTGTAAAGTATGTAATTGAAAGCACAAGTCACAGTTATAAAGACGGCTGGCATTTTGATAAACTGGAGTTGAGTAAACTTGAATGAACAGTTGATTTAAAATGAATTTTATGGTATTCTAATTATAGTTGTTTATTAATTGAGTCAAGTTTCTTTATTATAAAAGAACTTTAGATAATATATTGGTATCTGAG